ATCAATTTCGGGTCGGCGGGCGGGGTCTCTTCCTTGAATGAAATTATTTGAAGCGCCTTTTCCAGCGCGGATTCAAACGGAACAGTATCGGACATGTAAGATTTTGCAAGCGTGAAGCAAGCAACGGCCTTTTCTTTTACGGCTTCATCTTCTGCGCCCAGTGGAACGCCCTTAGACAGAGCAATCTTCTCCTGTCGTTCGGTTTCGATCTGCTGCTGTAATTGGGTAATGGTTCCGTCGCGCTGTTGGATTTCTGCATCCTTGCCTTGAATGATCTGTTCCGGGGTAGTTTGTTTGGATCGCCATTCCTCGGTCATTTTATTTATGGTTTCAGTGTCCAATCCCTGCTGTTGGAGCATGGACTTAAATACCGCCTCCATCTTCTTTTCTGCGGCCTCACTAGCCTTTGTTTCCGCTTGACTGATAATGGAGTTGATATCCACATTTACCGCTGTGGGCGTTGCTGCCGCCTGTACAGGCGTGGGGGCCGGTGCTATCACCATAGGGGCCGCCGGGGCAGTGGGTTCTGCCGGAGGCTGCGCCCCGCCATCTGAAAACCTCATTACCAAAGTCTTGATATTCATTTTCCTGCTCATAACTTTCCTTTCCGCTCAAAGCGTCCGTTTAAAGCTCGTCAGCCGTGATTTTGATAAAATAAAAATATCCCATTCAGGATGTTGGATTACTTCTTGGCCTTGTTCTGGATATCCCAAGCAATCTTAGCGCATTTCTCTTTACTGCCTCCACTGGCCCTACAATCAGCGTAAGCCTTTTTCGCGCCCGCCATTGTGATCCCATGCGGAGCAATAAAATAACCATCATCCTCAGACTTTACGACACTGGATTGTGGGAAGCCTAATTTCTTCGCACGTTTTCGCGCTTCTGCTTTTGTTTCAGGCAAAATACCAACTCCTTTCAGACAAAATAAAAAAGCCGCCCACTTCCGATAAGGAAATGAACGGCTCTAACGGCTCTTATATTTCAATAATGATATTTAATAATTTGAAATGATTGTCCCTCTTCTATTCCAATAGCGGCCATACTTCCGCGCTGGTGACATTTTGGACATTTGATTATGGTTTTTCCTCTTGCGTTTGTTTTCCCCATACTTCTTGAATCCATAGAAAATAGGTTGTCACACAAAAGGCATTTTAATTCAAATGTTATTCCCTGCTCCATCTTCTCGGCTCTCCCTTTTCGGCTCTAATGGCATTTCAATATGAATCGTCTTTGCGTCTGGCCATAACTTTTTAGGGTCAGTTTCAATCTTGATTTTCTTCTTACAGCCCCTACACAGCACATAGACATTCCCCTGCTCGTCACGCTCTGCCACAATTTTTGCGCGGTCATGGCAATTACATCTTATCTGTTCGATAATATCACCACCTTATAAATCGTCCATCATGGCGCGGGGTTATCTCATCACGACTTCGTTAGCAGATTTTTCACATTCCGGGCAACTGCTAAAACTTTTACCGCCGGGATGTTTTTCTGACATATATTCGCCCTCGTCGCACTCAAAAATGCAATCGCAGGCGGTGCATTGAAATCTTTTAATCGTGCAAATCGGCTCCGGCTTCCGTCCATGTTTAATAATATTTTTCATGATTACCTCCCTCGAATTACGCTATCCTGGCGCGGGGATTATTCCTCTACTTCCACAGTGGTTTCTATAATTACAGATTCTCCGTAAACCGTGTCAAGCAAACGGTTAAATAATTCGGCGCTAGGTTCAATCCCATATTCCTCCTTAGCTAATCTTGTAAGCTTAATCACATCATCAGCCTTTGGCGTATATGCACCTAACCCTCCGATGTAACCGCCCTCGTAATCAAGCATTGGCATTTATTGTTCCTCACTTTCAAATATTTGTATTCACGCATAACGCCGCGCCGCGAGATGGGGGATCACCTCTCAATCTTATTCGCCGCAAGCAACGCCGCAAATATAAACCCCATGGAACCCCATACCGGAATCCCGACAAGAAATCCAATCCAAAACATAACTGCATCCTCACAATCTCAATAATCATCAACGTCAGCTATAGGTTTCTCGATCTCAACATAATTCTCCAGATTGTCATTTACGGCCAAAGATACCGATTCTCCCAAAATCTTATTGCTGCCTCTTTCGACGATCGTTTTACCTTCGTCCGCGATCAGCGTTTGCAAAACTTTCATAAGCTCCTCCTAAATGATTGTGTAATTTTTGAGTTGCCCTATCGCCAGATCATCCTCTGTCAAATTAGAGACATTCTCTTGTCCCAGCTCAAATATTTGGTATTCTTGATCCGTTATATCGGGCAAGGCATTAAGGGCTTGTATGCTCAAGGTTCTTGCCGTATTCGTCAACGGCGTTTCAAACGTCTGTCCATCTCGTTCGTAAATTATCCGGCTGGGCTGGATTTCGTTTAAGGATGTAATGGGATGTCCGTGATCGCGAATTTGCGGAAGAATCAACTCTTGTAATCTTGGCACCGCCAATTCGTAATGCACATCAACATTGTTTCGTGAAAGCCATTCCCGTAGCCCCGCAACAGTCGGAGATTCCAGTCGAGATTTTAATATCCTTATGTTTATGCCATAAGCGGATCCAATACTCCCCAGCAACTCCCCTTCGGATATAAGCGTATATTTTCCGGACATAAAGTGAGAACTTATTATATTGTCGGTGCCTGATTTTATGTCCTTGTAGTCACTTGTGTAAGCGGACAAATAGGTTTCGTTAGTGTATCCCGCCGAGGCATTCCAAAACTCTATGCCGTTTAACGTAGCCATTCCAACTTTTTTGTATTCCAGATTGTCCATAATCGAATTTGGCAACCCCCGCAACGGCCCTACGAGTGGTATGCTGATATTTCCGCCGCCAGAATTTAAGATTAAAGCGCCCTCTGATTTTCCCGTGGAATTTATTTCTATGGGGTTATTTGGAGAAGGAATCCCTATTTCCACACTGTTTCCATAGACATTATAGTATGTGAAGTATTTGATGTCGCCAGGCTCACTTCTTTTTTGTTGTTGTAAAATTGAAACTATCTGCCGCATTGGTGGCTGTGGCGGTTTTTGAAGATTCATTGGTCGAAATATTCCATATTCTCTACGCATATATTCCTCCTATTCCAATGCCGCAACCCTAACCGCCAGCGCATCAACATCAGCCTGTGCGCTAATAGCCCGCCTAATGCCATCCTCTGCGCGATACCCAGCCGCTGCCGCTGTGTCGGCTGCAATGTTTGCTATGTTGCGGGCTTCGGTGGCGGTTGTTTGCAGTTCGGCTATCGCGGACAATGCTTCGGCTAACGCGGATTTTATTCCAGACAAGTCAACATCTATGTCAGTCTCATGTTCTTCAAGTGCGATTATGCGCCGTTCATGATCTGACAATTTTTCTTCAATGGCATTCTTCCACGGCCCCAAAGCTTCCGGTGGTTCAACCTGATTATCAGATAGATTCCGCGACACTGAAAACTCAAACTCCTGCCATGTGAGCCGCTGCGTATCGTTAATAACCGTTATGTTGGCTTTCATATGGCCTGCAATGGCTATGTCGCTGGGTTCAATCTCATAAAGGATTCTGCCTTGCTCGTGGTTTTGGATAACGCCGATTCTTGGAAAACGCAAGCCTGCGGGATTCTCAAAATTAATCTCAATAATCGCCCCATCAGGCAAGGCGAACGGTGCGCCATTCTTCAAAAGCTGGATATAGAGCGGCATTGTCTTTTCGTCAGCTACAATATAGTTAATGGCGGTTCTGCGGGGATGGGCAAAGTAGAGTTCGAGCTGTATTGAAAATGGCTTTTGCACCGGCATTCTCCTTTCTGGTGGGGTTGTGGAATAATTATCTTACGTCATATTCTTTAATATAAAATTCTTCAAAGCATTCAAGAGCGGCAGTTTTTGTATATTCTTCTGCCTTTTGCTTTGTCTGGAATATTGCCTCAATTCCTTTTTCTCTTGTTGCGGTATTGTAATTCATGACAATGTAAACTTTCATTTCTCCCCACCCTTTCAAATCAATCCACATCAGCCAGTCCCGGCATAAACTCCCTTGCGGCAACTAACTCCTGCTCATTCATAGGCTTTATCCCAAGCCATTGCACTAAGTATTCCGGCTTCAACCATCCCGCCGCCACAGCTTCACGAATACGGTTGTATTCTTCCGTCCGGTCGGTGACAACAGAATCGTCCCACTCAAACTTTACCGTATATGTCCCAGCAGGAGCCAGACCGCCTACAGTGGCCCAAACGTCAAGCGCATACACTAATTGATCTAACGCCATTTCAAGGGCTTTCTGCGTATCTGTGACGGTGGCATAGGTGCGCTGGCGGAGTATCTTGATCTGTGTGGCGGTCATTGCCTGACCCTCGGAACGGTCACTGAATGTGCCGCGGGCAAGGCCGCTTGTATCCTCTACTTTGGCAAGGATTTCATTTAGGCCATTGATGATGTTTTGTTCGCGGAGGGATGGTGACCAATCTTCAAATAAAGCCTCTCCGGTCTTTTTCTCAATGTTTAATCCAATAAATAAGCGCTTCTTGTGTGGGTATATCCGGTTCCCATTCCTATCCGGTGGAAAAGCTGTTTCATCAACATATAACGCCCGCTCTCCGCTCTCCATTTCCCACAAGAGCCGGGAATACTGCTTGTCGGCCTGCTCAATCAATCCAGCGGCCTTAGAATACACCGACACGCCCAGCGGACTATTCGGATCAATATTATTGGCAAAGGGCATTTTGAATTGTCCCCATAGAGGACGCTTGACATTGCTGATCGTTGCGGACGGTGCGATATTCGCCCAGTCTGGTACATCTGACAAACTGGCAGGATAATAGCTTGCACCGTTCTTATGCTTGACGATTACCTTATTGGTAATTTTCATTCTTCCGTATCCAACAGTCGGTTCTTCGGGGCCTCCTTCTTCAAATACTGTTTCAAACGTCTGGACTTCTGCCCGGATGTATGTATTTTCTTGGATAACGCGCCAATCAAGGAACAATTCAGATGTGGAAAAGTTATTGGAATCAAAAGCAAGTGAAAAATGGTCACCAGCCTTTACATAGCTGATCGCCAACCCCTCACCGTCTATATACGGTTTTAATATCAAGTCACCACGGGCGGCAGCAAACTCCGTGAATACCCTGGAATCATCAATCACATGCTGATAAGCGATATTCAGAAAATCAGCCCTCGGACTTCCCGATATGCTGCTTTGCATTTCAATGGTCACAAGGCGGGATAACTCGCTTGAAATGGTGGCGGCAAGGTTCAAACTCTGAACGTCCTCATTCAGCCACGGAGCGCGGTTCTCATGCATAGCAGCCCACAATTCTATTGCATCCCGCATTTTAGGCGATATGGGCACTTCTATATCGAGTGCTTTGAATAGTTCCGGTGTGCCTACTATACTGTTCACCCCTCTCTTAAACCAAGACTTAAATCTATCAATAATCCCCATGTGTCACCTCAAATCTGGGCATAATAAAACGCCCACATGGTGAGCGCATGGACTAATTATCGCTATCTAATATCATCAGATTTGATATTTCCTCTTTCCATTCGATGCAATCAAGCCTACCCTCGCATCCTCTACAAAGTTCCTTTACGCCAAGTATAGACATAATAGCCTGCTGTGTTTCGTCCGGCCTAAATTCTTCGTCGAATCCGCAATGGATTATTTCTTTCTCACACATATCGCAGAAATGCTTAATCATATTGTCGCCCCCTTTCTGAAAAAGGATTTTATACGCTCAAACATGGTTCACCGCCTTATCGGGCATTAAAAAAGACGCTATGCGCCATTTTATTTCCACCTGTTCATAATTCCGCTATCAATATTCTGTCGAAATATTTCAGTATTCCCGACAAGCGGATTAGAAACATATTTGCCAGAAAACACAAATCCATCTTTATTCTCGTAGCGATATACAACGCCCTCCGGCACTCCAATAACTCCATGAAAGCCATTTCCAAGCATTTGAATAGCTTCATCCGTTGGGATTGCCGTTCCATAATGCACAAGCCCCGCCGTTACAAATCCATTAGCTTCAAGCCTGTGCTTTGCATTTAAGTATCTGTCTCGGTATTTATCGGATATCAGGTCAAAGCAAATAAACGGCTCATGCTTCATCCTATAGCGCAATGTATGAGTTTTAACCATCCATTCGCCGCAAACACGCTCACCATCATTCAATAAGTCAAGAAATCTGTCCCTCCGCTCATTGACGAAATTGTGAAATTCTTTTATCCAATCAAGCGGATTACTCAATACGTCGTAGCCTTTTCTGACTATGGGGAACAGTTCACTACCGCGCCTCAATACGCCCACATTGCAACCGTCAACTTTTTCGGTAACAATTGCAACATCATTGATGGAGCGCGTTTTTATGGTAAGCCAATCCTGCTCACGCTGATCTAATAGTTTATCTGCATCGCTTATCATCTTGGAACCTTTTATATGTTGGATTGTCGGATAACTTGAATTTATGATTTTCAATGCTCTAATCCTTTCTACCCCGCCGCCGCTTGCCTGCGCCCCGTTCCCGCCCCCACAACAAACAATCTATCCTGCTGCGTCCTAAGCCCCGCCGCGTCCGCAAACTCCTTGTACGCTCTCCGGGCATTGGTCAACTTCGCTGTTGTGCGAAGAATCATTTCATCATCTCCGGTGGCTTCGGCGGCAATGTTGCGCTTTTTCCATTTGCGGATAACTCTTTCAATACGGCGCATTTCCTGTGTGGCCTGATAGCCGGTGTAGTGTTTGCCCTCAAAGGTGATACCCTCGGCGTTGTCGGCCTTGAATTTATCAAGTTCTTTTTGTGTGTACTGTGGTTCGTGTACGCCGATAATCACGGGACTGGCCGTATGCCCACAGTTCAGCGTACCAATGCGACGCTTTAATCTGCCGGGGTTTTCGGCGGTGCCGTTCAATTCCATCCATTCAGCGTCCGTGTATTGCTTGCCCTGGTAATCTTCGTGATCTTCGGCACTGTTGGCATGGGCAGACATTTCCCAACCGTTCGCGCCCAACTTCTCGTGATTATATTCGCTAATCTGCTCCACCATCAGTCCCAATCCGCCCATAACATTCCTGCGAACAGCGGCCTCCAGCGAAGTAATCACACCCGACTGATAGCCAATAGAAGTCACGCCACGGTCTGCCAACGCTGTGCTTGCGTCCCTGATAGCCGTGTTGTAGTCGGTCGCTCCGGTGGACACGCGGTTAAACACATCATCCATGGCATTGTTGTAAAACCGCTTTAAAGGTAATTCGCGTCCGTGGCGGTCAACTAAACCTAGGGTATTTGTTATGTTCGAGAAGTCCTCCTGCGCCAATGCCTGTGACGCCTTGACAATCTGCTGAATTGAGCCGTTTTCCTCGAAAGGTATGTAACTGTCGAATATCTTGACTTCGTTGTTATAGGAGCGTTTTGCGGCCTCTCCGAATAGATCATCAAGTTCCTGTGCGGATAGGTTCAGCCGCTTTTCGATTTCTCTTTTGATAGTGGCGAAGTGGACGCCGAGGGTTTGGGCGCGGAAGATTTCGTATTCGGCAGTGGCTGTTAGTTTGGTTCCGGTTCCGGCCAGTTTCCCGGCATGGGCGATTCTCTCACAAACATCTTGTATTAAGTAAGCATTTACCTTATTCGTGATTATGCCCACAATATCATTCAGGGATTGGATTTCGTCGGCGGTTAGCATTATTCGCCAGCCCTTATTTCATTGAGAAAATACCGCTTGCCCTTAACCTTGATATAGCGGCCTTTCTTCTCAAAATAGCAATCCTTTTCATAGTTGGCTTGATAGTCAGAACCATAGCCATAAGCTAATATGACAGTGTTTAGCTTGTCTTTAATCACTGTTCCGATAGGCAGATCAAAAGGCGTTTCAATGTGGTATTTTTCTCCGCACTTTTCGCAGAAGACATAACGCCGGTCAATATCCTGCGCCCATGATCGGGCTTTTGGATAAGCCAAGCAGCCACATTCAGCGCAATATAAATCATGGTGAAATACTTGACCGTTATTTGCTATAATTGGCTCTGTCCTGCGCTCGAATAGATTTCCCATACCCGAATCCCTCCCTAACAATCATTCCGGCAGTGATAAATTGGCTTGCGGTGGCTCGGGTAGCGGCATCCAATGGGTTACTCGCTGATATTTTTTCTTTGCCCATGCTGTTTTTCCCTTAAAGCTATCAATCCCAACGCGCAATTCATTTTCAATGTGCTCCCAATGGCAAGGATGATACACCACTAGAAATTCACCTTTACTGTCCGGCAGCCTGTCATTAATGCTAATCCATTCCACGCAAAACCCTCCAATAGCAACATCAAATTGCATTTATTTATATAACCCCGAAAATTTTGAGACTTCATTCTTTTGTTCGCAAATTATATTTACTTCCCGTACCGCTCCGCTTCTTCCATTCTCTTAACCGCGCCATAGTATTTCATCCCCGCAACCTTTTCCACGGTATTTGCGGCAACGCCTACGCAGATAAGGACGGTCAGGCAGATTAGGATTGTGATTATGATGGGTTGCATTGGGTGGCCTCCTTCTTCGGCTTGCGAGCAAACGCCGTCCATGTTTTGCCGTAATATTCTATGAAATATGCTTTATCGCCCTTGCATATTAGCCGTTCCGCACCATTAACCATTTTGAACGGTACTTCCCAACATTCAGCATGGCAAGGTGGCAACATCCGAATAAATAATGGTTCTCCCATAGTCCATGAGCGCAACTGCTCCAAGCTCAACGCCTCCGGGCTTTCCAAAGGATCGCGGCGGTTCCATGCAATTTCCGCTTCTTCTACTGTCTCAAAACTGCCATGCGCAAGAATGCAACCACAATCATCATTAGTGCAATAAACCCCATGATTATTGTAATCGTCCATATATTCTCTCGACTTGGCTTCGCTCCCACAAAACGGACAAGATTTTAATTTCATTCTTACCCTCTCCCTTTCCTATTTCCTCGAATGGTGGCGGGGTTAATCTATGTCCACATAAAATACGCCTAATTCCTCGGCCATTCTTTGAAGCTTCATACATTGATTATCAATTAAAAGTTGTAGCTGTGGGATATTATCGGTTTTCGCATTCACCAGATTGCTTATAGTTACGGCAATTTGGTTGATTTCGTTTCCGATTTCTAAGCGCGTCATAAGATCCACCTTTCAAAGCCGCTAATAGCGTTATTGGCCCCTTACTTTCCAAACCGGCTCCATTCCGTAGCGAACAGCAGAAATATGATGGTCATTCTTATCTGGATAGCCGCTTATGACATTTCCGTCCTTGTCTCTTTCATATTCATATCCCGTAAACTCCTGATAGGTGTGAGGACAACGCACGGGGTCGATTATGATAGCGTCTAGGGATTGCAACCACTTCATGGAGTAGTCAACGCTGCCGGGCCCCTTAATTGCTCCACGGGCAGACAAGCCGAATACCCGATAATCTCCTATGGACTTAGGTTCAGCGGAATCACAGATAACCAATTCCCTGGGATAGATTTTATTTTCAATGATTTTGGCGGTTTCTTCGTTGCTTTTCTTGTTGGCCCGCGCTTCATCAAATATGTAAAGCGTTCTCTGCGCGGCTGCATAGTGCATTCGATTGAAAGCCCAAGGGTCGGGATACCAACCAAAATCACAGCCATTGTGGAGGCGATCAAAGGTATCTATCTGTGCATTTGTGATTTCCTTGCCCTTGATGTTTTCAAAAACCATACCTCCGGTGCCATTGGCTATGCCATCATATTCATGCTCGTAGGCCGTAGGATTGACTTCCAATAAATGATCCGCACGTTCAATGAAAGTCTTTCCCAGCCATTCATGTGGCACCATAGCGGTCTTGTATGAGGAGCGGAACACAAGGCGTTTAGAATCTGATATATCTAACTCTTTGTTTGCCCAATTATCGCGCGTTCGTGGCGTATTAAATGTCTTGAATATCCACGCAGTATCGCCGCCGCGAATAGCTGATTGTTCAATACTGCGGACGGAGGCCACGCCCTTTAGTTGGTCAAGTTCCTCAAACCACAATATACCAACGTGACCGAATGGAGGCTTTATAGATTTTATCTTTACCGGATCGTCGGCACCACGGAAATAGATTTTTTGTCCCGTTTTCTTATAGATTATTTCGAGAGGGGATTTCCTAAATAGGAATTCATTCTCTAAGCCCTGTATATGAATAGCCCATTCGATTTGAGAATAAACACTATCTTTCAGCGTGTCAGCTACTTGCCTAACTGATAACACATGAACATCAGCATAATTTTTTAGCAGTTCCACAATCATCAGGCTTGCGAATGAGGACTTTGTACTGCCTCGCCCGCCGGGAAATACATATTCCGTATGCTTTCGCATGAGTATATCCCGTCTGATATGCTGGAATCCATCAGCTATGAGCAGGGAATCTGTTCTGAATATCCTATCATCATCAGATGTTACGCTATTAACAGGCGCAAATTTATCTATCACCGTCCCCATAGCAGTAGATATCTGGTTGACTTGCGCTGCCGCCAGCTTTTCGGGTTTCGCCATAGCGTCAAGACAAAGATCAACAAAGTTTTGCGCCTTATCTTTTCGGGTTGCAAGATAATCCAGCATATCAAGGGTATTTTGTTCTTTTTTTTGTTCCAACTTTTTCACACTGGAATTATCTGCTGAAACTATATTTTTAACCGTTGTCCAGCTTACTCCATGTTTTTTGGCAACAGTGGAATAATTCTGGCATTCAACGTAATCAGCTATTATCTTTTTTTTCTGCTTATCTGTTAATTTGGCCACGTATCACCACCTACTTAGTTTTGATATAATAAAAGCACCCTTTTAGGTGCTTGTTTGATAGCCCGAAAGGGGCGTTATAAATAAGCAGGCGGGGTTATTCACTCCCGCCATTGTCTATACCAATAACCCAACATAGAGCATTTATGTATCCAAGCATAAACGAATCGCTTTCTGCTTCATGTGCTTCATATTCTGATTTCCTTCGTTCAATCTCCCGCCGTGTCCTCATTTTCGGCGCAGCCTTATTCTCTGGTGAAGCGGCGGCGCTCTTCATAGTATGAACCGTTGGCTTTTCGCCGCGCTGCTTTATATCCTCATAGCGTCTTACTTGTTCTTCCCGCGAGTGACCGGACATTTGCAATGCTGCTGTCGCGGACACTTCGCCATTTCCTACGGCCTCTTTTATCGGTGTCGGTAATTCATCCACAGCTAGCCATTGTTCTACAGCCTGCCGGGTAACGCCAAAGACAACGGCGATCTGTTGAGGCGTATAACCCATATTAAGTAACTTGCGGGCCTTTTCGCCTTTGTTGATTACACTATCTTCTCTCCGGATTTCGTTTTCTGATATGAGAACGCCGAACAGGTCAACGTCTGAACCACCGCGAACAATAGCCGGTATCAGTAAAGGCGGCTTGCCCTCTGCCGCAAAACGCCGATTTACTTCCAGTGCGGCCTTTGTGCGTCCGCGTCCTGCGACAACCTCTATCGCTTCACCATTCTTGCGAACAACGATAGGTTGCAATACACCATGCATGGCGATATTGGCAATCATACTTTCGCTAGGCTCGTTCTCGACGCGCGGGTCATACAATGGATGGTTTTTGTCCGTCACCAGTGTTAGGCGCTCCGGCTCCAACTTGAAAACGTCGCCTCTTTTTGCATTAATAGCACTATTTCCCATGATAAACCTCCTACCCATATATTTTAAGCATGAAAAAGGACCGGCGGGTTAAACCGGCCCATCGGCTGTACAACCGTTTCATGCCATATAAAAACGCCTCACCGATTGGTAAAGCGTAATTATTCAGTTAAAGCCCCACTATGTAGGCAAGGCTTGATGTTTTTTAAACAATTACCGGATAACTATTTCCATTAAACATAATTGATACTGCATAATTTTCGGCCTTACTGTTTCTCACTTCATCTTCCAATTTGATTCGCCTTGGGCAAAGTAGGCATCTTTCATTCGTGTAATGATTTGCAAATTCGCAAGTTCCGATCTGTATGGATATGGTTTGTTGGGGATGATGTATTTCTTTAATATGTCCAGAAAATATGCAAAATGTATTATTCTTCATATCCATCCCCCTTTCTCTCCAATACTAGGCGGCCACACATGCCATTCGTTAGCGCAGGCCGATATTGGATTGTATATATTTGAACGCTCATAGCGTTATTGACTCATGCGGCCATCCGGGCAGTGTCGTTAACTGTTTCTGCCCTGTTCCGCATACAACTAAGCTCCATATATTTTTGTGAAGCTTGCTGGTAAAATTTCTCCATACTGCAATCGCAGAATTTGCTTATGTTTTTTTGCTTTTTCTATGTCCTCAATTACAGTATCGGGGCCCTTTTCGATTATGCCTGTTTTAATCCTGATAATTTCCCAATCCTTGCCGAGTTCTTGTCTAATGAAAATATCCCTAGCATTGTCGGAGGCGGTTCGGTATTTGTGCATATAACCGTCTACCTCAAATATGACCTTAAAATCTGGCAAATAAAAGTCTACATGATGCCTACCAATGGGCTTTTGCGCCTCAAATTTGCACTTATTCGCATGAAATACTATTGCGCAGGCCATTTCGTGAGAGCTTTGGTATAGGTCAGTTGTTTCTAAGGCTTCTTTTAAAACGATTTCGCTTGCATCCTTGTATTTGTGCATAGGGGGAATGGTTGGGGCATTTTCTATCATTTTGAGTGCCCGCTTGTGCATGAGCGTAAGTTTTAAGGCAACGTATTCCTTAAGTTCCTTTTCGGATTGTTCCTTGTAACGCTCTGCGCATGGTTCGTCTTTGCAGAATACCCTCCAGAACGGTTTCCCGTCACCATCTGGAAAATCTACCATTTTCCCACACTGCCAACATTCATATTGCATTTTTTAATACCTCCTAAGTATTTTAGGCTACTCACCTTTGAACATAGATATAATTCTACAATATTATTTTACAAAATTAGTACGTCCCCTGTGTTACCCCTTTTAGACACAATTTATTCATATATTTCAACGTCCCTTGTGTTACCATTTTTGTTTTTTGATTATTCACTTGCTAAATATTCAGTGGCAAATTGTTCCACTTCTTTCATGGATTCGCTATACTTTTTATCGGATGAAAACACTTTATAATCAGTAAATTGCATTTTATCCGCCTTATTAAACAATTCAATACGCTCTACTTTTTCCGTTTCGGTGCTTGCTGCATCAAAATAATGCACAGTAGTTTGTACTCCATCTGGATAAGCAAGCGTCCAATTGGCTACTTCTATATCATCCAAAGATTCCGTTAGAAGTCGTTTAATTTCTTGCGTCTGCTTGTAAAGTAGCTTTTGCATCTTTTTCATTGCGGGTTCACGCAGCAGTACGCCACAATATGCACCGGCTGGCATATTAAAGAATTTTTCCATCTCTTGCTTAACCATTATATTTCTCTCCCTCATTTCTTCAAACTAAGCAGATAAAAAAACTTTCTCCGCTCCTGATAAAACTGCCTACGCCCTATTGGCGGTGATAGATACTCCCACGGTATGCCCTCGCTGACAGATTTGATTATGTATGGATACAACTCTCCACAAGCCTCAATAGCCGTCTGCTCAATCAATTCTATGTTCCTGCCCAGCTTATAGGCTCTTTCTGCTTTATTGGCCGTAGGGTCGCTCACGCCCGTGCCGTGAGGCATTCCGGTAATGGCGACACCGCTCAAATCATAACAGCTATTTTTTTCTGCGATAAACTCTTTGTATTGCAGGCAGAAGTTTGAAAGCTCTCTGTATCTGTGCTTGGAAATTCCAAACTGGTCAAGACGTAAATCGCGTTTATTGCTCATGGCTTTTCTCCTTGCTCCAATCAATCCGCTGTCCGCATTGTGAACAATACATCATCCTCACGCCAACCGGCCTACCGCAGCGCCGACAACAAAAATGTATTTGGGTTTCCGTCGGCGATTTTGGCTTTTGCTTTTCCAGCGCGGAGGTCATCAGATTTATAGCGATTCCGTTTAATTCATCGGTTGTCAATCTACATCACCTCATTCTTTATCTGCTGCCATCCCTCTGGGTCATTCGCAAGTATATCCCCGAAATTTATGTCATCCCCATAATCAAAATAACGATGCATGTATTCAATGCAAGTAGGGCACCAATATATGGTTTCTACTGTGCCACCCTCCGCGCATGATACCGCCGACATATTTGAGCCGGAAGGATAAGTTTTAGCGCACCCCCAACATCTATGCGGTTTTCTGGTAATGACATTTTTGCTTTTCAATATCTCGCTCATGCTCCATCACCTCGCCTCTCATTTTCCGCATTCGAGATCGTTGGCCAACATGCTTAGTCGCTCATATGCGCCAGGAAACGCTTTTTCATATTCCGAGTCAATATCATCTGGAAACACTTTGTATTCGGTTCTGGAAGTTGCGACAACTTTATGCGTCCCGCAATCCCTGATATCTCTTATCGAAGAAGTATGCACCTGTGAACCATCAGGGAAAAGTCCGCGACTATCCTCGTAAATATTTCCCTGCAAAATGTACCGCTGTAATTCCGGTGCAATAAAGACGCATTGATTAGATGTAATGCTCCAGTTTTTCATTATTGCTGTATTCATTGCTTTCCCTCCCTCTCCATTTTCGCGCCATTGTTTGCCCCGCAATTAGGGCAGAATCTCCATGGACTATGAAATGGATTACGAAGCGGCTCACACCCGCACCGTGAACATTGCCCTTGATATAAATGTCCGTAATCATCCTTTATGGGCAACCATTCCCCATGCACCACCGGCACCGCATCAACTGTGGGTGCCTCTGCAATCTTGTATCTAATGGTCTCCACATATTCTTCATCACCGCCCCACAGGGATTTCCAGTTTTCTAGTAATGCGTCTGCATTAATTAGCCTCATATTTAATCCTCCAATTCATTTTTCCGCGCGGCGTTTAGTTCGGCGTGTCCGGTTATAATTTCAGCCCAACCTCTCGCACCATCCATAAATCATTGTGCAACTTATTATTCTCGGCCTCTAACCGCTCCACCCTAGACTGTAACTCCTGCATTGTGGTGATATCTTCGTGGACTTGCTTCCAGGCTTTTTCAAGCTCTGCGGTCAGGCGGTCTATTTCATGTCCCCGCCCAATCCATACATTTTGATATTGAATTGATTGTTTTTCATGCAGAAATTTTTCCGCCTTCAGCTTGACTACAACATCACAATGATCTTCACAGATTTCCAGTTCTGATTTATGGCATTTTCTAAGATGCTCGTTCTCCGCTCTCAGCGTGTCAATTTCTGCCTCTTTTGCCTTTATAATCCCGGACAAGTCCTCAATAACGCGCTTCCAATAAACCGATATATGTTGCTCTTTGGCTTTTAGCGCGGCGACTTCTCCCGGCGTTGGGACAATAGCGCGGCATTCCTTGACTTCTGATAACGCCGCTTTAATATCGGCTTCATAGTTGTGATACTCGTATTTTGACATTTCCAAAAGATTTTTTATCGCATCGTTCGTTAACCGTTCCATTCCTATTTCTCCATACTCGTCTGCAAGCGTTCCCAGCACAGAAAACAATTCACATTGTTTTTATCTGATGTAGTCTCTTTTACTGGAACCCGAAAGCCGCACAGCGCCAAAACTTGTTTGCCCTCATGCTTCGGGTCGATCTCGCAGTAGTGCGTCACTTTGATTTTGCTGGCTGCGCTCATATAAATTCACCCGACTTTCGATTTAATTTCCATCCTTTTCAAGCCTCCAGCGATTATTAACTTGCTTTACCGCATAGCCATTGAGATATTTTTCAAGTTTGATGTTATATACTCTGTTATCACCGGTAATTATGTAGCTCTTGGAATAGAAGTACTCGTTAGTGATTTCCTGCAATCGCTCTCTACTATCGGCGCTTCCAATCAGCTTTCCCATGTGCGCGTTTCCCTTCCGCTATATTATTCGCTGACTTTCGATTGCTTCATAATATCGTCATATATGGCCTTTTCGATAATGCTCCGTGCAGCAAACCTTGTGCAGACTGGCCCGACTACGATCCTACGTCCATCGAATTTATATTTCCGATTATTGGCCTTTTTTCCTTTAATGAAATTCATTTGCTTTTTATATGCAGCCTGACGTTGTTCTCTGGATTCCTTTTGAGCGGCCCATTCCTTTTCCGACAACATATCAATGGATAGCCCCCCCCGGAACAATTTAATAATCTCTTTATTGGTCATCCCGATTCCTCCAGTTCAATTTTGATTAGATTTTTGTAGATAGTTACGCAACTTGGTTACATGATGGTTTCATGATGGTGGTGCGGTTTTTTGGTATTTTTGAATGTAACTGTAACCAATTTTCTATAAGAGGGTAGAATTATTTTAAAAAATATATTTAAAAACGATCTCGCTAAGTTTAGAAAAATTCTGGTTACAAATTACTTGAAAATCTTAAAAAATGGCTTTACTATACTGTAACCTTCTATGTAACCAAGTGTAACCTTCTATGTAACTATCTTTATATAGTTACAATAATTCATTGGTTTCAAGTAAATCTCCATTTCCAAACGGCCCATCAAAAGGCAAATCATTTGTGCGTTTCCATATTTTTTGCACACCAAACTCACCAACTCTTTTTGTCTTCTCGCACCGCCCCCACTCGCCGGTGGCTTGAAGGATCAGAGCGATATCATTACTGTCTTTTTTGCTTGGCCTCGAAAATTCATTTTTTAATGCGTGCTTCCAAAGTTCAACTATACAAACTTCATCACGATTTATGAGATAATCTGCAATCATACCGTCCCTGTAGTCGTCTTCCATTGCTCCCTGCTGATGCTCTCTAATTGAATCAATGAGGTTTCGATCTGCATATGGCTTCATATTTCCAGAATCGAATTTAACCTTTGCTTCGCGCCAGCACATCAAAATTTCATACTGTATTTTCTCTTTATTGTCAAACAAATCATAGCCAGATTGATGCACTCGTATAGGATACCAACGCCGGTTTCCAGTTTTGTCAGTTAGGAACTGTTCTTTGTTTGTTGTGCCTATAAATACGCATTGCCTTTTATGCTCCGTCACGCGCCGATCGAAGGGGCGGCGGTATTTGTCCGTTTGCTTTGTTATATATCCCTTTACGGCTTCGACATCTTTTGTTTTGGTTAACGCAAGCAACTCCGCAATTTCGCAAATCCAGATTCCTTCAAGTGCTTCAATTCCTTTCTGTCCTTCGATTTCGGTAATTTCATTAAAAAAGTTGTCTTTGAGTGCTAACCACCGAACAAAAGTTGACTTTCCCTCACCTTGCTTTGTGCCGATAAGTACAGGAACATCATCAAATTTACACCCTGGATTATAAAGTCGGTTAATCCCTCCGCTAAAGATCAAACGGCTCACTTCCTGGCTATATGACGTATCTTCGCATTTCAGCCACTTTGAAAGAAAAGTGGGTATACGTTCAATCCCATCCCATACATCGGACTCAATGATATTTTTTATTGGATGATGTTCACGCTCACGAAATACGATTCTAAGAGCATCGTCTAATTTTTTTTCATTGTGAATATTGTATTTGTTTTCGATATAATGACGCGCTGCGGAATCGTCTGCGTCCTCCCAGCGGATAGAAGTGCCATCCACAATTTTTTCCGGGCAATATGCAAGAGCGTTGAATTTGATATTGCAAAAATGTGGATCGTTGCGAATAATAGTAAGGTAATTTTCAATAGTATTTAATGGTTGACCGCGACCATCAAATTTTAATGGCACAACTGAATTTATGATTGCGTTTTGCTTTGTGTACTCATCAGCCAGCTTTTTATCAGCGGCATCAAATGCTTTAATCAGTCGAGCGAAATCCTTTTCTATCTTCAAATCTTTTGCCCGCGCTAACATAAGCGTTTTTAGCCGTTCTCTCTCAAGATCATCCTCAATATCATATAGACTATAAAGCGTGTCCTTGCCAAGCAATTGAGGAACAGTAAAATCAATTATTTGCTGTTCAAATTCAGCAGTTTGTTGCAAAAGCTTCTACCTCCTCAATGCTACAGAATTTTGTTTTGAGCGCATTTAATCGCGCGGTAACATCAAAAGGTATTACTATGTTTGGATCAAGATATTTGTCTAACAGTCGTTCAAGATATTCTGTCTGGAATTTTATATCCGGTGTTTCTGGTTGCCTAATAAGCCAACGGTGGTATTGGCACATTTTGTTATATCCAATGCGAGATATTTCAAATTGTTTTTGCAAGTTTTCCTGATCTGCCTTGCGCTCTGCGATCTCGTTTTGATTTTTCCGATATTGTGTTAATGTTGGTTTGCTGAACATCATTAAATTAAAATCCGTGTCAATTTTACGTACAGCATCCATAAATCCGATATTAAAATAATGACGAACAAAATTAATAACATTTCCACCTACGCCACATCCAAAACAATAAAAACTATTTTCGTAAATATATAAAGATGGCGTTTTGTCAGAATGGAAGGGGCAAGGTATAAAATGCTTTTTTGTTGGAGTATCGATATATAGATTGACCGCCTGCGCCATAGTGATTGATTCCAAAATGGGGCGGGTATCTATTTTCAATATTCCCGCCCTCCTTATTGGATCAATAAATATTCTCTCAATTCGTAATGAAGTATTTCACCGATCAACCAACCTGTAGTTTCCGATTTGCAAAAATGAAGCTGGATATTGTACCGTGCGCTCCATGACAAAAAGCTTGCTATAAGAGATTGCGGATTAAGTTTCGATCGGTATTTTCCATGCCGCAAATGCTCATAGTTGTCATTTTCGACGATCAAATGTACCCGGCATCCGTCTGCCTTGGCTCTTTCAAATTCTCGCTGGAATCGCGCTCTATTGGCTGTGAAATTGCTGCATATTTCCGTCAATCCGCTTTTTCTTTCTATGGCGAATATTGTCCGCATATCCAAGGCGTTCCCTGCGCCATCTACAGCCTTGCAGGAGTAGTCCGCATACGACAAGGCTACACGTTCATACGGTAGCCCTATCGCTTCGATGCGGCGCTTATAAGCGGCTGTCTGTTCATTCTCGCGGCTATCTACGAGCAGGGTTATGTTATCAAGCATTCTTTCAATTTCTGGCGGTGTGTATTTGCCCATAATGCACCGCCTCAATTAAAAGGAAGATCACCGTCATCGTCCACCTCAACAAAAACATCTGCGCTTGCGGGCTTATTTTTCAGCAGCTTCGCATTCGGAATCTTGAACTTACCCGCCTTAATCGTCTCAACGCTGCGAAAACTATGTAACGCCGTAAAAAATCCAGTCTTTCCATCGAAAGCCCATTCTTTTTCAAAGAATACTGCGCCCACCTTTTTGCCAACAAGTTTCTTTTCGTCCCAATCCCAATGAAAGCCGGGGTTGCTGTCCTCGATTGACTGAATATCGGTTTTGAATCGGCGTGCTGTCCATTCGTCTTGTTGGCTGCCGTCCTCTTTCGGAATGTTCATACGGTAAACACCTTTATACTTCTTATCTTCCATCTGAGAACCTTTATATTGCTCGGTATAGTAGTTCTTAAAATCGCCCTCGGCAATATCGAATTTGATTTCAAGGACGCCGCCCCAATCATAGCCGATTTCCTGTGCGTCAAGGATTCCGACGATATAACCACCAACCGGGAGTTTTTCAATGTCGCTGTATGCCTGTACTTTCGCGTAACTACCAAATTGTTTCATGATTCAATCTCCTTTTTATCTTTAATATTATTAAGATTCCAGTACTCGCGAATAATTGTATCAACAAACTTTAAATCATTCTCAATCTCCAAATCAAACATTTCCATAGGAGATTTTGCAGTATCGTTATTGCTCTGCGTTCTGAATATGTACCGTCCGTCATTAGCCAGTGAACGCAAGACAATAGTAAATTCACCCTCTAGGGTAATCATACTATCCAACATTTTACCAACGGTTTTCATCTTCGCTTTACCGGTATTAGTATCCGTATCAATATGCGCCATGAAATAAACGATGGTTTCTGCCGGTAATTCATGCTTTGTGATCTCGATTAAGTCAAAAAAATCACCGGCAATGTCTGTAAACTTCTGATATCCGGTTTCATTTCGCTTGCGCATATAATAATGAGACATAAGATATTGGCAATCGTCTATGGTGATTGATTTTGCCTTTGTCTTTCGCAACGCAGACTTTACACCTAAAACGCGTTTGCCCTTTGACGGATCCTTCTCACTCTGAACAACGACATCCTCGTAAAAATCGCAGTTATAAGTATTCAGCTTCTTTTTGAACGGCAACGGTTTTGAGGCAGTATTTATAATCAACATTTCTTCAGCCTCAAAATTTCTTAAACTGGTGCTTTTCCCGCTGCCGGATTCACCAATGACCAAAACTGGGATTCCCATGCCTTTCACTCCTCATTATCAATTATTTCCGTATGCTCAATCGCAAATAAGACAAGCCTTGAAACAATTTCGGACATATTCTTTCCCGTGGCTTCGGCTATCTTGTCGGCCTCTGCGTATGCGTCCGAATAAATCCGAACAACGGTTGTACCGCGCTTTCTTATGGGTGCATCGCGGTGGAATACCAGTTTATCCATTGCCATCCTCCCAGCGAAACGGGCATTGTTCGCCACGTTCCTTTTTATAATTAAGAATCCATTCTCCTGTTATCCGGCAACTGTGCCGATCGTACGATTGCTGATAGGATATGTAGATACAATACTGGCAGTAGGGAGCCTTGCGCGGCAATGCAGCTTTTATTGTCGCATCGCCATGCAAATAGCTGGTACATTCACCCAGGCTTTCAAACTGCGACATTTTGAACTGCTCTTTTCTTGGCTGCCGTCATTAGCAGCGCACCCATAACCGATTCAATCTCCCTTTTCGTAGCCCCGGCCAGATTCGCAATATCAAAATCAATCCCGGCCTCGTCAAGCTGCTTTTGGTAGATGGATAGGTCGCCGGTGAAGTCGTATTCATTCATGTGGCGAATCCTCCTTGCAGCCTATCTTTCCGGCCTCTATGAATTTATAAAAATCATCTACAGAGATTTCCCAGGCTTCGCAGAGGTCTACAGGACTGTTGCGTTGACATTCTTTTGTAATCATGTATGCAATTGTATCTACTGTCTTAGAGTCCATTAAAATTGCCTCCCTAAAATTTCATCTTCTCGCCTTTGCTCATATTCTATATCCGACATTTCGCCAAACCAAGCGTCATAATCGAAGTCGTCAGGTTCGGGCGGCTCCAGATGTGTGCGCTCAAGTCTCTCCAGCGCCCGTTGATCTTCAATTGATAGCATTTGATGCACCGCCTTTCAATGCGACACTCCCATCGCGGGACGCTCCATGATAGCCCACCACGAATTATTCATACACTCATTCATGGAGGCAAACCCGCTTGAAATGACACGCTATCCCAAATCCGTAAAATGATTTAATTCGCGATCAAACGAGCCATCGTTATCACAAAAGATAGTTTT